CTTCGTGAGTAAAGAAATTTTTACCCCAGTTTTCTTTAACAGTATATTTATATGCCATAGTTTCCTCCTTTTAATTGTTTATACATCATTTTTTAACTCGTTGTTACCTTTTTAAGTGTGTGTGATACTGTCCATTCTTCTGTTGCACTTGGAAAACTAGCAGGACTACTATCATAACCTGCAAATATTATTGCATCTTGATTACTTGCTCCAGCACCTCCAACAGCATAATTATCTGTTGCTCTATCGGCAACTTCTGTCCATGTTGTTCCATCCCATGATTCTGTAAAACTTTTTTGTGGAGCTTGATTTGCTGAAGTTACTGCTGAAGTAGAAGTTCCACCTCCGCCACCTTGACAACCTGGTGTATTCAAATCTCCAACTTCTGTCCATGAAGAACCATTATAAATTTCGGTTTCATTCATAAAAGGTGGTGTGCCTCCACATATTAAAGCAGCAGTTTGAGTACCACAAGAAAGTCTTGCAAATTGACGTGCTTCGTTTAAATCTCCACCAACAGTCCAATTTGTTCCATCGTATTCAAAAGTTTCAGTAATTTTATCTGCTGGTGCAGTATTTCCACCTATAAATATACCTGCTGTCAAAGTTCCAGCAGCATCTGCAAAAGTGGTCGCAGTAGGAATGTTAGTAACTTCAGTCCAAGATGAACCATCCCACTCCTCTACAAGAGAATATTTACTAGAGGGATTTGTAGGAAAATTATCTCCACCAACAGCAACTGCTGCTGTTAAAATTCCAAAACTACCTGTAATTCCTGTTCTTGTTTGTACTAAATCAGCAACTTCTGTCCAAGATGTGCCATTATATTGTTCTGTATTAGCGTAATTACTTGGAGTAGTATAGCCACCGAAATACATAGCTGCTTCGTTATTTGATCCTGCACTTCCACCATAAGCTCTACCAGTATTTATATTACCACCACTAGACCAAGCACCAGCACCTAAAGTAACGTATTTAAATTGTCCGTCTGATGTATTGTAATATAATTGACCCTCCCAAGATGACGGATAAGCTGTAGGTAAATCGCTGTCATAGCATTTTACTGCTTGTCCACTTATCTTTTTATAATTAGCCATTACTTATCTTTTAATAGCCAACCATTCGTGTCATCTACAAAGACTAATGTTAATCCTGCTCGTTCTACAGCAACAGTTAAATCTTCAGCAGTACCCATAATTGGTTTGCTATTTCTACCTACAGTTAAATTGTTAGTGTCAAATGTTGCTGCATAATCAACAAAAGTAACCTCATCTCCTAATGACGGAGAAGCAGGTAATGTTGCTGTAAAAGCTCCTGATGTTGTATTACAAAAATATCCCTCTCCTGCTGCTGCTGTAAATCCTGATGTTTTAATTGTTTGCCAAGATGTACCACCTGCTGCAACACCCCATGATAAAACTCCTGATCCGTCAGTTTTTAAAACTTCGTCAGCATTACCATCTGATGTTGGTAAAGTTAATGTGTATGTTGCTGAAGATGAGTGTGCTGGTCCTTTAATTGTTACACCATGTGAATTATTTTCACAGTTAAATCTTATTGCACCTGGATTTGTATTTCCTACAAGTTCTGTATATCCAGTTCCATTTGGTGTTAATTGAATGTTTCCGTTTGCTGCATCTACGATAGTTATGTTTCCAGAGTTTGTTCCTTCGTTTGTATCTAAAACTAAATCAAAAGCACCTTTAGAAGTTACAGTAGCTGCTGCTGCTCCTGTTCCTACAACTACTTCTCCAGTACCTTTTGGTTTAATGTCAATACCAACATTAGAATCGCCACCTGTTGCTTCAAATATTGGATTATTACCTGTAGCTGCGTTTGTAATGTCAAATTGATTTACTGCTGATGCTGTTGTTTGAAATATAATTTGTTCGTTTCCATTTTCGTCTGCAATAAAATGTGCATCGTCAATTAAAATGTTAAAAGAATTTGTATCTAAATTTGCTCCTAATTGTGGAGAGCTGTCATTGACTAAATCTGATGCTACTGTTGAATCTATAAAATTTACTGTGTTTGCAGATGTGTTAATATCACAAAGTGTAATACTGTCTGATCCGTCATAATATTTAAGTGTGTGTGTTCCTGATGATGAACTATCAACCCATATACTTCCAGCAGCTAAACTGCTTGGAGCTGATGTGCCTAAATTGTGAGTATTTATTGCACCTAATATATTATTTAATTCTGTACGAAATGCACTAAAACCCTGATTTGCTAAACTATAATCTGATACTGTACTCATATTTTACCTATTCTCCTTTTATATCATTAACTTGCAGATTTCAAACCAAAACCTTTTGCAACATAATCAAAAGTTCGGTTTTGTGCCGACCCTGAACTATTGTAAAAAGTAATAGTAAATCCTGTCTTTGTTTTACTTGTTATACCATAATAATCTCCAGTTGCCATGTTTTGTGCAGCTATACCTACTGCTGGAGAAGCATAAAAAGCATTATCATAAGTAATTGCTTTTGCACCTGCACCTGATGCTACATCTTCTTCACTTTCAAAACGCTTTTCTAAAACAAGTTTAATTTGCATTTTACTTACTTCTGGTCTTGATTTATTATCATCACTCGTTAATTTCAATCTAAATTTAAAATATCTACCTTTAATCGTAGCTTGTTGTGAAATGTCTGTAAAAGTAGATATAGCATCTAATGAACTTGCACTAGAACCTACCTGTAAAAAAGCATTACATTGTGTACCTGATGATCCATCAAAAGGACCAGGAGCATCGTCAAATAAACTAGCTCCTCTTCCAGCGTCAAATAAATCGTATAAATCGTTTGCTATCATGTCAATCGTAGTTTGAAATGTAGCATCGTAAATAGCATCTAAAGAGATCGTATTACCGCCTATATAAAATCCTGATGATTCTATGTTAGCTGTATTGTTTGTTGGATTAGATGTTGTATCTGTACCACCTAAATCAAAGTCTCCCTCTGCACTATCAAAATTACCTACTGTAGAATCAAAAAATGTAATCGTATCTAATGTTGCTATTTCTTCATCATCACTATTCATACCTTTAACACAATTAGTATCAAAAGTTCCGCTAAACGTAGTCTCTTCGTTTATTGTAGATATAGGTGCAGAGTAATGTTCTAATCCTGATATATTACTATAAACAATAGTTTCATTATCTGATTCGTTTCCTAACTTATCTACTGCTTTAATTAAAAAAGCACCTGTTCTAGCATTGATTGTAACACTATTAGATTTTCTTCTTGCTACTTGTATTAAGTTTGTAGAGGCATTCCAACTAGCTCCGCTTGTTACATCCTGATAACGTATAGAGTAAAAACTTATGTCTAAATCATCAACAGGTGTCCATTGTAATTGCAGAGAGTCAGAACCTACTAATGATACTGCTAATGTAGATACGTCTGCTGGTGTTTCTGTTGCACCAACTATTGTTCTTGTATTTGATGTATAAGTTGATGATATTCCTAGTGCATTAATACTTTTAACTCTTACTGTATATTCTACATCATCTACTACGTTAAGCATTTCATAATTTAATTGTGTACCTTTACCTAATATCTTAAAATCACTTTCTGATGTTTGTTTTGCTTCTACTTGATAGTATTGCACAAATTGGTCTGTACTAGCTCCTACTAATACATTTAATCTTGTTATTACTGTTCCGTCAGAATACTCTACTAACTCATCTGTTAATGTAACTGATGCTGGTGCTACTACACTAAATGGATTTGGTAATGATGTGCTTGGTGTTGATGCTACTTCTGCTTTTGATGCCCAAGTAAAATGTGAATCTTGGTGTTCAATAAGTGATAAAGTAACTGTGTAATCTTCGTTAAATGTCATGGAAACAACTCTAAAGTTTTTTGAACTAAATCCTAAAGAGGTATGTGTTACTGCTACTATATCTGCAATCGCTAAATCATAAGCATCTCCACCACAAGTAATACTTAATTTTAATGCTTCTCTTGATCTTCTTAATATAATCTCTGCCATTTCTTCTGCTTGGTAAGGAGAGGTTAATGTTTTAAAATCAAATCTACCCTCTAATAAAAAACCACCATCAGCAGTTTTCATTGTTGCGTGTTGGTCAGCACTTGTAAGACCACTATCGTCTATTGGAGGAAATTGAACTTCATCAACTTGGTAGTTCCTAGCAGGATTGACAAAGCTACAGATTACTCTGTTATATTTATTACCTTTATCTTCACTTTGTAGTGAGTAACCACCAATAATATCATCTTCTGTTAATGTAATAGAAGCAGAACCAGTTGTCTCAATAATTAAATTATATTTACCCTCTGTAAATGGTAGATAACCTCTGCAACCTTTTAATAGTTCTCTTACATTTTCTAAAACTTTTTGTGATGTATCTAATACTGCATTTGTGTCAAAAATATTTATGTCTGAACCACCTGAATATGGAGTAACATTAGTATCAGCTACAGTTGATGCAGTATAAAAACTTGGAATGTCAATGTCTGTTATTGCTAAACCTTTTCCATATCTTTCGTTAGTTAAATAATCTAATAAACACCATGCTGGGTTAGAAGAAAAAGCTGCTGTCTGTGCAACTGAACTTGAATTATAAGCTACTACTTTCTTACCTTGCACTACCGCTTGAACTTTTGGTATGCCAGAAAAAGCATCTTGATTCCAAGTAAA